CCGGTTGAGTTCCTTCCCTACCTGGCCGCTGATCGCGGCGTCAGTGAATGGGACGCCGCTGCCAGCGAGTCTGAGAAGCGCCTCACCGTGGCCTTGTCCTGGCAGATCCAACGTCAGGCCGGTACGCCCAAGGCGCTGAGCTATGCCGTCGAATCGCTGGGATTCACCCCCAATATCAGTGCCTGGTATCAACAGCGGCCAACCGGTCTGCCTTACACCTTTGACGTGCAGGCAATCATCGGTCGCAGTTGGTCCAGTGGCGATCACAACCGTTTGATCCGCCGCATCAACGCGGCCAAGAGCGAGCGGGACCTGGCCACTATCACCATCGTGCACGAGACCTCCCAGGGTTTACGTGTCGCTGCAGCCGCTGATCCAGGGTTGAGCATCGGCGATGAGAGCCAGCCCGGGGCGTTACCCGAGGTGAAGCTGCACGGGGTACTTGCTTGTAGCAGCGTGGCGCACACACCGCTCAGCGATGGCGAGTTGCAGCTGTGCGGCGTACTGCCTGAATTCGGGCTGGCGGCCCGGCTTAACAGTGCCGGGGTAGCCCGGCACTACACCATTAACGACTACGACCTCAGGGCGCAGCCATGACAGATGAAATTACACGCCTGGTGCGCTTCACCTCCAAGGGATTGGATGAAGTGCTGCAGGCAAAGAACCAGGGCTTGAAAGGCGAAATCACCCACATTGGCGCCGGTACTGGCCGCTACAACCCCGACGGCACCGAAGTTGCCCTGCGTGACGAGCGCCAACGGGTCGCCATTGTGGACTACGAGGACTTGGGCGACCGACAACTCAGGATGGCCGCGCTGTTTGATGGCGAGGCTGAGTATGAGATTGGCGAGTTTGGGTTTTACCTCGCCAGTGGGACCTTGTTGGCGGTGTATTCCGTGGCGGGGAAGTTGCTGACGTATAAAGCGGCTGCGGCTCGGGTGCTGCAGAAGTTCACGTTGGATATTTCGCCGTTGCCGGCGGACAGCGTGACGATTGTGGTGGGGAGTGAAAATCTGAATGTGTTGTTGGTCGATGAGCTGGCGACATTGGCCGCTGCCAGTGTCGATAATATGGCCAGGGGGGTCGGGCTCTTGCTTCGTGTGATGCAACTTGAGAGTAAAGATAGCGCTTTATAGATGTAAGGTTTATTTGGTTTTGACCAGTGAGGTTTTACTAAGTGATCAAAGAAGATAAGGAGATCGTATTTTGAGTACAGAACAGCAACTTGCTGCAGTCGTCAACGCAGCGAATAGTCTTACCAACGTAGTTACTGGCAAGGTCGGGGAAATTGATAAAGCGATTGTAGAGGCTCGGCGCGCCTATGATGCACAATTGCTGGATCTTAAAAGCCGCTTGCCAAGGCTTGCGGTGACTAAAAATTTCAATTTGTATCCCAGTGCTGACGGAAAGCTGATCGATAATTGGGGGATTCATGGGGAGGTTACGTGCAATAAGCTTCGTTCAATCACCACCGTCTCTCAAGCTACTGGCCGTCCGCAGGCTGATGTAGATTTCATGCTTCAAGTTCAAGCAGACGTGCGTGAGCAGTTTCCGGGCTTTGATATCAGGGCCAGTGAATATTGGCGAACTATTGTAAACGTTTGGCAGTTGAAATGGGCAACCGCAGACGTCAGTCCCTGGCTCGCTTTTCCTTATACGGTTGACACGGCGCTTGCTAATGGCACAGGCGCGGTGCCACTAAATTCCTATATCACATTGGGCGCTTTTGTCCGTGTCTTGGAGGGGTCAATTTCCGGTGCATGGAGTGTAGGGGCAGAAAAGGGTAAGTGGCGCTGGTGTTCGACGGTTGTCGCCCCCACTGAACTGTTTGGCGCCTATTATCACCTTCATCCAATGCGCACTTCCGCTTCCGGTATTGTCGAAGTGATGTTGGCAGGTGCGTGCACCGGTGTGGTTACCAGTCCCGGCGACTGGGGAACTATGTTGGCTTTGAGCTAAGGAGAAATCATGAAACCAATTTTTGTGCCTGCTGAACTTCATCCTCTTATTAAGTGGCAAGTAATTCGTAGCGCTCGTGATCGGGATCTATCCGCAAGTGATTATGCGGCTATGCCCGACTATCCAATGTTGGATAAAAATAAAGCGACATTCGTGGCCTACCGCCAGGGGCTGCGAGATATTCCTGATCAAGGGAGCGATCCTGATGCCGTCGTATGGCCCCCTAAACCTGAGTTTCTGAAGTAACCCACCGCGAAAGCGGTTTTTTTTCGCCCGCCCAAAGCCCCTCTCGCAGGGGCTTTGGCGTTTCTCACCCGGAGAATTCCACTCATGTTTAACCGCCAAACCTACACCGTTCTCATTCCATTCCCCACCGGCAACGGCCACTGGTCTACCGCCGGCCAGGAATTGGAACTGCTGGACGTCGAAGCATCCGCCCTGCGCACCGCTGGCCGTCTGGAACTCACCAGCGTCCTCAACTCCACTCCCAAGAAGGCTGAATAACCATGGCTGAGGTTTTGAACTTCGAGCACAACGGCATCACCGTGAATGCCACCGAATCCCCCGAGGCCATGGGTGGCCTGGGCGATAACGTCATCGGCCTGGTGGGCACTGCCCCCAACGCCCACGCGTCGATCCCGAAAAACGCCCCGTTCCGCATCAACAGCTTCACCACCCAGGCGCTGCTGGACCCTACCGGCGCTGAAACCGGCACGCTGTTCCACGCCGTGTATCAGATCCTCAAAGTGGTCAAGGTGCCGGTCTACGTAGTGATCGTCGACGAGGGCACCACCCCGGCCGACACCCTCAATAACGTAATCGGCGGTGAAGAGCCTGTCACCGGCCGTAAACTGGGCCTCGCCGCCCTGGCCAGCGTCCCCGAAGACCTGACCATCATCGGTGCTCCGGGCTTCACCGGCACCAAGGCCGTGGCCGGCGAATTTGCCTCCTTCGGCAAGCGCATCAAGGCCCGTGTGGTGCTGGATGGCAAGGACGCAACCGTCGCCGATCAGGTGATCTACAGCGGCGAACTGGGCGGTGCCGACCTCGGTTTCGACCGTTGCCTGCTGGTGCACAACATGCCGTCGGTGTACTCCAAGGCCGCGAAGAAAAATGTGTTTCTGGCCCCGTCGTCCCTGGCCATCGCTGCACTGGCCAAGGTTAAGCAGTGGGAAAGCCCGGGCAATCAGGTGACCTTCGCCGAAGACGTTTCCCGCGTGGTTGAGTACAACATCCTCGACACCTCCACCGAAGGCGACCTGCTCAACCGCTACGGCGTGAGCTACTACGCCCGCACCATCCTCGGCGGTTTCTCGCTGCTGGGTAACCGCTCCATTACCGGCAAGTTCATCAGCTACGTGGGCCTGGAAGACGCCATCAGCCGCAAGCTGGTCAAGGCCGGCCAGAAAGCCATGGCCAAGAACCTCACCAAGTCGTTCATGGACCAGGAGGTCAAGCGCATCAACGACTGGCTGCAAACCCTGGTCGCCGACGAAACCATCCCCGGCGGCAGCGTGTACCTGCACCCGGAACTGAACAGTGTCGAGAAGTACAAGAACGGCACCTGGTTCATCGTCATCGACTACGGCCGCTACGCGCCGAACGAACACATGATTTATCAACTCAACGCCCGCGATGAAATCATCGAGCAGTTCCTGGAGGACGTTCTCTAATGTTTACCAACCGTGTAAGACAGGCCATTGCGGCCACCCTTCAAGGCCTGCCGTTGTCCGCAACCGTGGAAGAATTCACTCCGCCGAAGATTGAGTTCGAGATGGAAGCCATGGCCGGCGGACGCTTTATCGCCGAGGAAATGGCCAAGAGCGCCAAGGTGCTGAATGCCAAGCTGATCCTGCAAGGCGCCGGCCCGGAAATCATGCTGGCCTTGGGCGTGCGCCTGGGTGACGACATCCTGCTGAACGTGCGTGAAGCCGGCCAGGACCAGGATGGCCGCACCTATTTCACCTATCACACCGTCGGCGGCAAGCTCAAATCCCTGGAGGAAGCGAAGCTGAAGATGGGTGAGAAGGCGACCACCACCCTGGAGCTGTCCTGCCGCACCTACAACCGCCTGGAAAACGGCATCCCGGTAATCGACATCGACGTGCGTACCCAGAAGTTCGTGCTCAACGGCGTCGACATTCTCGGCGATGCCCGCCGCGCGGTACTGATGCCGTAAGCCCCCGGGAGCGGGTTTGCCCGCTCCCATACTTCACCAAGGAATTGACTCATGGCCTGGATGCCTCCGCTGCACATCCTGCTGTCGCCGATCACCGCCGACACTGGCGCGACGATCGAGCAGATTCAACTCAAGCCGTTGTTCTACGCCGCGCAAAAAGACGCGCTGGCCCGTGCCGGTGATGATGAGGACGACCAGTTTTTCGAACTGGCGAAACTCGCCACCGGCCTGTCGGAAAAGGAACTCGACCAACTCAAGCGTCCGGACTACGTGACCATCGCGCAATACGTGCATGACATGTCGACCCGCCCGGCCTCGTTCTTCCTGGACGAGTCCCGTGAGCCTGGCGACTCCAGCATCACCGAACAGGTGAAGCTGCTGCTGCCGCTGAACGCAGCGGGCCGAACCCTGACCGATGTGACCCTGGAAATGCCTGCCCTGCGCGCCACCAAAGTGATGAAAAAACTCACCACGGCCAAGGAACGCGCCGAGTTCATCACTGCCCATTGTTCCGGCCTGATGATCCCCGACCTGGCGGACCTGACCGTGCCCGACTGGACCGAACTGCAGGAGCGCATCGACGATTTTTTAAATCAACCGGCGGCCTTCTTTCGGAGCGCGACATCGAAGTAATCCTCGACGTCGTGCCGCTGGTTTACTCGGTGAACGAAGCGGAAATCCTGGACTGGGAAGTCGGAAAAGCATTGCGCCGCTACGACATCGCGATCACTCGCCTTGGCGTCAAACAGGAGTAGAGCGGGATGCAGATTAACTATGCGCTGGCATTTGCCGGGCAAACGTATGACCGAGGGCTTTCGAGGGACTTGTCACCGGCGGCCGAGGATTTGACCGGGCCTGCCTCCCTGGATGCGGTGCCTGCCGCACTGACGGATCTTAGCCTGGCGCTGGCCAGTGCCAGCCTCGAAATCAACGGCCTGACCCTGGAGCAGGTGCGGCTGCGCGAGACCCTCGAATCGCTCAACAGCACGTTGTTCATTAACGGCCACTCGCTGGAGACCAAGACGGTCGATGTCGCCGCTGGTGCGCCGAAGAACGAGCAAAAGGACCCAGCAACAGCCTCCGATTCCTGGGTGGACAAGGGCCTCAAGGCCGGGGCCGATATCGGGAAAGATTTGGGTTCGAGCCTGTTGGATACGGTCAAGACCCGAGTGATCGGCAATCTGGTCGATGTGACGTTCGGCAGGATTCCCGGAGTAGGGAAACTGTTCAAGGACGGGGGGCTTGATAAAGACAAGGACAAGGGTGGCGACAAGCAATGTTGCCCTGGCACCACCGGCCCACTTGAAACGGCGGCCGCACAGTTACCCGAAAGCGTTCGAGAGACGGGCCGCACGACTCCCTCAGGATGCAGGACTCCCCC